CTTATAATCAAAACTTGGTTTTTTCATCTCAGAACGTATTTGATTAAGCTGCAAGGTATTTAAAATATCTCGTTTAAAAAACAATTCACCTAATAAATCATGTTGAGTTGTGCTTGTCAATAGTACATCCTTCATTTTATCCTTATGTTCTACTAGGTTTTCCCAGTATACTTCAGAATCTTTGATAAAGTCTGCAATTTTACCTTCAGCTAACAGGTCAGCTGCACCTTTATGCACGCGTTTGTACGCACCAAACTTATTGTTGTTTAGTATCATACCATTGTTACATACTTTCACTAAACCACCAAGGTTAAAACGAAAGGCGTATTGCTTGTTGTAAGAGTTTAAAAAGTTGGCAGACAACTCAATGTCTGGATCAGCTTTATAATTCATTCTGAAGGTTCCTATGGCTACCTGAGCATCGTTAGAACAACGATACTCTTCACCTGTAATAATGAAACCAGCATTTGTGATTTCAGAACGCACCCTATGGATCACATTACTGTGAGCAATGGGTGTGTAAGTGTCAGTTTTAGCAGGCAAAGCTGCTCCAATGATTTTGGAATAAGCATTCATTCCATTTATTGTTCTTTTCATTTTAAAAGAGTGATAGTTGATTAACTTGGTTATAAGAAGGAAGTACAAGTGATGTGCTTTCTATTTTTTTAATTTCTTCATAGATCTTATCTAAGTAGAACTTTTCATCTACATTGTAGTCTTCCCATTCTTTATCTTCAAATTTATTGAAGAGTGTCTGGAGTGTTTTACCACTTTCCAGTTGAATTTCCCTGCCATCTGGGTTACATTTGATTATCTTAATACCTTTCTCAGAGATATAATAACGTACAAGTTTCTGCAGTTTTGTAACTACATACTCATTGTTTTTAATACCTCTTTCTTCAAAGTACCAATTACCTTTTAGTTTTGCACCAGCACAATAGTCAAAGATGTTACGATTCTCTTTCAAGAACTCTGCAGGATCTTTTCCATTTACAAAATATGCAAACCAAGCTTTAGATATAATCAACAAAGATTTGTTTTTATGAAGAGGTAATTCTTCAAATTCAAAACGTCCTTTGCATTTTGTCTTACCATCTTTATAAACTGCAATGTAATTGTTTACATCACCAATAATCATTTTCTGATACTCTACAGTTTCAAGTTGAAGATGCGTAAGTACTTCCCATTCTTTACAAATCTCATAGAATTTAGCTTCATGCTCATCATCTACAAGAAATTCTAAACCATCTGTATTCTGCATTAAAGGAATTGCTCCAGGAATTCTGGTAGCAATCATTTCATAAAGCATACTTAACAGTAACTGACCATTGATAGTAATTCTAAATGTAAACTCTGGATCATAAAGAAAAGAATATTTATTCTTACTTAAACCATAAGTGGAATTTAGAATAATCTTAAACAGGTAGTTTAGTGGAGAAGATTTAGGATACTTCTTACGTTCTTCAAAGAACCATTCATAAAGTTCACAGAAGTCATCTTTAGGTATGTGAGCTGGAGACCATCCATTTTTAATTGCCAGGTTAGGATAAAATGAAGTAACATCTGCACTTAATATTTTCTTTCCATTACCTGCTACATAAATACCAGAATTAGTACAGCCATGCAAACCACCTAAACCATAATCAGTTGGTGTGTTCTTAAAGTTCATCCTATACTTAGGACCTTCTTCTTTTTCAGATTCAATTGCTGTATCTACAACAAGACTTTTAAACCAGTTATGTACTGCATTAAACTCAGGTGTATGAAACTTTACAGAAGGTAAAATGATATCTCTAACAATAACATTTTCTCTTTCAGTTTTCATAGTTCTGATTTCCTTTTTATTCTTACTTAGCTTTTCGCTTAAGAAGTGCAAAAACATCTCTTTGCTAATTCTTGGCTCACTAGCACTGTGTAAGGATAATTCATATTCAGAACTTAACTCAGCTCTTAAGTTTATCTGACTGGCCATTATCTGTTCACCTTTAGGATTTCTAAGTGTAAAAATCTGTTTGGTAGATAACACGTCATTAATACAATAGTTGATTACCATATCTAAAGTAGATAAGTCTTCAACTCTCTCCCCGTGAGGATGAGGCATTTCTTCTACATTGTGCCAGTCCATAGAGAACTGAACCCATTTAAGAGAAGTACGTTTTGCATTACTGTCCCAATGATTCAACTTAAAAATGTCAAGACAAGGAATAGTCAGTCTAAATTCTGGATAATCAAGAAATTCACCTTTGTTTGATTTGTCAATAATAGTCTTTACATAAGCATATATTCTACCAGCAATCTCTTCACCATCTCTGGCAGAATAGAATTCTAAGTTTTCAAGTATGTGCTCTGTAATCTGCGCGTCAAACGCTAAATTGTTGTAACCAAAATGCCAATCTTTATTCTGTTGATTCTCTAACAAAAACTGGATGTACAAGTGAATATCATTACGGTGTTTACCAATAACAAAAATATGTTGTTCATCAGAATCATAAGAGCGAAAAACAGCAATAAAACAATTGACAATGGTTTCATAGTCCATTATCCAAAATTTACGCTGTCTAATCATTACATGTTGGTTCCTTTAGTTAAATCAATAGGTTCATTGATAATGTTTAAAGATTCATGATCACTGTTCATTGCAAACATCTGAATAAATCTTTCAATGTCAGATTTGTTATCAATGTAGTATTCATAGTATGTTTCCATGATTCTACGCTCCTCAATAATTTGTTGACCTTCAACGCCTTTTAGTTGCATTACTTGACCTTTCTCAGATAACTTAGGTAGCATTTGAGGTTTGTCTTTCTTGTCTTTACTGATTACAGCAAGTACTCTAGTGTTGGGATCATAAATTACCTCATTGAATGGGCATTCATGTGACATTGGCATCATACGGAAGCTCTTGCGTCCATACCAGTCTGTGCTATACACAAACATACATTTGGTTTCTTTTTGCATTTAGTTTTTGTTATTTTTAAATTGTTAATTAATCCATTCTAACCCATCAGGGCATTCTTCCATAAAGCATTCTTTTTCCTTATCATGGTGATCACATAGTTCACCAACACTTTTAAGAAAATCCTCTTCAACATCAAGTATCTGAGAATATTGTTTAAAGTATTTTGTAGGAAATAAAAAAGACTCAATGTAAACCCACTCAGGGGTATGTACTCCATAGTAATCAGTAAGTGTTTTCTTTACAAAAGGAGAAAGTTCAGAATACTTTCCTGCAAGAAAAGCATCATAATCACTTGCCATGGAATTAAAATCAAAGATATATACAATCTTGTTATTGTCAAGAGGCACACACATGTCTAACATTTTGTGTGTAATTAAATATTCTCTTTCAAATACTTTCCAATCTTCTGTGTTTTTTATTTCATATACACAAATTAGTTTTCTTGAAAAAGAATTATAAGTGGTCCCACTCCAGGACAAATATGTCTGGAGAGGACGCTGATGCTTATCTTTCTTGAATCCTAAAAGTGGATATAAGAAGGTCATAGACTTTTGGAAATACTTGTTGTATATCTGTGAGATCATAGTACTATTTCACCGTTTACTAAAAATTCATATGGAAGTTCAAAAGATTTATTTTCAAAGTGAAAATTAGCTCTTAGAATCATCTCATCTGTTTTAACTAACCACTCTTTCATGGTTACATAAGAAACTTTGATTGGTGCAATTTGCATATAAGGATCTACAACAATAAATCTAAAAGATATTTTATAGTCTGCATACTCAGGTTTACTTAAGTACACATGTTCAACCATCTTATAGTATATTGCTGCTTGCATCCAGTAACGAAAGTATTCAATGCTGTCTGTAAAAGAACCAATGTCTTTTGAAGTTTTCTTCAAGTCATTAATTCTGATTTCTTTTGCATTAGAATCAAATACAAGATTGTCAATAAATCCTCTAAGACCAAACAAGAAGTTTTCATCAAACATTGCAAGTTCAATCTCATTTTGTTTTGTAACACCATTAAAGCTGTCACCAAAGAATCCCATAACATCCATAATGTTAGGTTTGCTTTGAATCTTTTCAACTACAGAAGTTGCAAAAGAATGCATCTCATGATCAATCACGGTGCGTCCTTCAGCTTTTTTCATGTAATCCCAATAGGCAACATGATCTTCTGTAATAATTTTGTCAAGACGTTGAGCATCAGTCTTCAAAGATTGATACAGATTCATATCTGTAAGAATATCAATAATAGCATCATTGTATTCATGCAATTCTTCTCTTGTATCACCAGAACGCTTTAGTTCTTTATGATGTGCAAATAACGTTTGCAATAACTTTTTAGGATTATCACTTGGTGTATTTACTGCACTTAGAATAAACTCTGTATCAAATGATTCAGGTTTAAGTAATAGACAATGAATAAGTTTACCTTCCACCATGCCTGGATTTTCAGTGTCATCTCTTTGACCTAAAACATAGTGACTGTAAAATAAAGCAGGGCTAAACAATAATTTGTTAAGTCCTGAATAGGATAATAAGAAAGGCTTTGAGAAAAACGTTTCTTCTTTTTGCATGCGTTCAGCAAATGCAACATCTGTGGTAAATTTAGCTACTGCCATTTTTTTTTAACATTTACAATTTTCCATATCTCTTGCAAAGTATCTACCTAAAATATTACCATTGTATGTGTTTCCTTTTAGAACATCATTTTTTACTTGATGTGAAAGTTCACAATAATTTAAATACTTTTTGGTACAACATACTTCCAAGATTTCTCTTTTGAAATTTTCAGGACCCATTTTTACAACATCATTTTTTAAATCTACAGATGAACCATAATAGCTCATCCAATCAGATTCTTTAATTGTTTGCTTAAATATTTTTCTAGTACCTGTCTGTGTTTTTTCTCTTTTGGAGATTCTAGTCTTACGCTTGTGGTAAAGACTTTTTTGGCCAATGTAAAACTTACCAGTTTTTAAGTTGGTTATTCTGTATATAAAGCCAATGACTTCCTCATGATTGGGGATGTCTTCAACTTCTAATATCTTCTTCTTAATAGAAGGGTAATACCAGTTTGTCATAAAATAATTTGTTAAGTTCTACAAAAATAATGAAATTAATCATCACTTGAATGCAATTTTGCATATTTGTCACAAGCATTATTAAGTTTTGGAACAAACTCATACAATGCCTTCTTTATACCATGTTGTTTGACAATATCAGCAATGTCTTTTTCTAATGGTAAATAACAAAAGGGCAGCTTATATTTTTCTTCATAAGCTTTCATACCTTTAATTCCAGCGTCATCGCTATCAAAAATTGTCACAACTGCCTCATATTCTTCTTTTAATTCAAAGATGACATCTGGGTGCAGCATACTATTCTCACTATCAGGTGCTATAACGTCAATGTTTAAGCCCATGCTTTTAATTGCCATACAATCTTTTAGTGAAGAAGCAATTACAATAATTGGTTTCTTCTCTAACTGATCATAACCTTGAATGTAGTCACAAATTTTAATAAACTTGCGATCTCTATTCATTGGCTGATAGATTTTATAGAGGATACCATCACTTGTAAAATAACCATATATATGCTTACTAACTACTGTGAATTCATCTTCTATCTCATTGTCATTCAATACTTTCTGCATAGTATATCTCTCTAATGGAATTACATTGTAATTACTTAAAAGTTTACTTGATATGTTATATGCAGACCAAAACTTAGCATCATTTTGACTCCATCCCCTGGTTTTCCAGCTATCAACTTTCCATTTAGAATGTTGAGTAATGTTTGTTTCACAGATTTTACCAGTTCTTAGGTAGTCAACATAATCTTTAATCACTCTGTGAGAAGCATCAGTAAAGCTAAAACTCCACATATGCATCATTAAATCAATTGCACCTCCTCCTTTTCCAGTAGAAAAGCACTTATACTTATACACTTGATGCTCAGCATTGTAATATATGTACATTGAAGGTGTCTTATCATTTAAATTGAAAAGACTATTAATTCTAACACTTTGACCTGTTAATTTTTGTGGCAAACCAAGATAGTTTTCAAATATCCAAGCAGATGGTATTGTATTGATATCTGTTATGTAGTGTTTGGATGAAAACATAGTTTACAAAAGTATAAAAAAAAAGGGAGAACCAAAGTCCTCCCCTTAATTATATGAACAAAACAAATAAGAAATTACAAGTTTAATCCTTCAGGAATTGAAATTGTTCCAGCTGTTAATGTTGATGAATTTGTAGTAATACCACTAGCAAAATGATCTGTTGTTATTGTTCCTGTTACAGCAAACATGTCATTTGTTTGTGTTTGTCCACCAAATTCTGTTACAGTAGCTGCAGCTTCTTCAGTTTTTACAATGATGTGTTTTGCAGCATCAAATTGAATAAAGTTTACCATGTTACCTTCAGCATCTTCCAATACAGAGTAAGGGAAATTAGCACCTTCTTGTTTAGGGAAGAATAAACGGTAATTAGCTTTGTCATAACCTTCAGTAAAGTATTCTTGACCACCAAAAGTAAAACTTGCAAATGGAGAGTTCTTTACAATAAAGTTACGTACAGCATCAACATACTCTTCAATTGTTCCACCAGAAATACCGTTACCAGCATTCATTGCGTTGAACAAATTAAGTTGTTTTGCTAAGTTGTTAATCCAACGATAGATTTGATCATCACGTTTGATTTCTGTACCATTGTAAGTGTAGTCACTAAAAGGATAACGTCCATTACGTACATTACCAATTTGACCTTTGTAATTTCCTAAAGAAGGATTTGTTTTGTCAATAGGTAATCCTACAAATTCAGGACGTTCAGGACCTTCAAGTGTTACCACTACAAAGTATGCATCTTTTTTGTAAGCTGGTGCGTCAAGCTTAATGTCTGCTACGCGACATACGTGTGTACCTGGAGTTAGGATTTTTGGTGCATTTGCACCTGCGTTTGGGTTGAAATTACTAGATTTGAACATGTTATTTGATTTTTAATTGTTTATTATTTGTGTTAATTAGTCAATGAATACTTTATCCCATGAGGTTGTGATAGAACCATCAGCATTTACTTCAGAAACAACAATCTCTGCGTTTCTTAAATGTTCTGGACGTGCACCACAAGCAATCTCATCATTTGTTTTAAAGCTTAAAATATTCTGATTTCCTTTGCGATATAAATATCCAATAGCATCTGAGTTTGAAGTTGTGATACGTTTCAACTTACCTGTTAAGTCAAGGTCTAAAGAATTAAATTCTGCACCATTCTTTTCAAGAAGTGTATCTTTAATGTGTCCTACAAGAATAACATGTGGAGCAAGAGTTTTGATGTAACCAAGAATTTTTTCAAATGCTTGACGTAACCATGGATAACCTGCACCATTTGCCATGTTCAAGATAGAGCCATACTCTGCTTTACCTTTTGTAAACCATGACTTACCCATTGCACTTTTAGAATAAAGTTCTTCTGCGTATGGAATACACATTTCTTCTAGTGCTGTAATTGTATCTATTGCAATAAACTTGTAAGGTTTTCCTGCGTCTGTAATTGCTTTTCCAATCTTAGCAATATCAGCAACGCTGTTTGCTTTAACTTTCATTGCATCTACATAGTCAGTACCATTCTCCAAGTCAATAATAAGACAATTATCTAGTTGTGCTAACAAAGTTGTTTTACCAACCTTGGGCTTACTGAAGATAATCATGTTCTTGGGACTTTTTGTTGTTGCCTTCACAATTTTAGTTGGAAGGGCAAACTCAGTTGTTTCTGCCATTTTTTACTTGTTTTTAGAAATTAATTGATTTAACCATTTTTTATTAGACATTGGCACATTTTGTATCATACAATAAATATCTCTTATTGTCAGTGATGTATAGTGGTTGTCTTCTTTTTCTGCTAATGCCTCGTCAAAAGACTCTTCATTGAATGGATCAACTTGTGTAGTTAAACTATCAAACAATGAAGCATTTATTGTACCTTGAATTGGTTTGCCATTATTCATAACAGGAACCAAGGATTTAACATCAGATTTATTTACAATTTCAAGATCAGATAATCTTACTGCAAAGGTTGATGTTGGTAATTTGTCAGATGGAATTTCAACATACTTTTCTGGTTCACTTTTCCAATGAGGATTCTGAGGAAGTTTGTACAATGTTCTGTGATTTGGTGTAAAGTAATACTGATCCCAATCAAATAGTTCAGTGTAATAATCATTACCACTGTTTAATTCACTAGGAAAGAATCTTACACATGCTTCACGTGAACCATCTGTGCTAAATTCTTTACCCATATAGCAAAGTTTAGCACCAAAAGTTGGTGAGTCAAGTTTCATCTCTGTAAAGAGAGGTTGCCAAAAAGGCTTGAAGTCAGCAGTGATCTCAGAGATATGCTTTTTAGGTTTGTCGTTTGCGTTGCTCATTGCGTTTACGTTTTTACTAATTTAATTATTATGATTTTCTTGCAGGAAGTGGTGCTTGTTTTGGTGCAGTTACTTCTTCTAGGGTCATGGTTTTATAATGTGCATGATACCATTGAATACTTGTGTCACCAAAACGATTTTTAAGAATATGAAAAGCAAGATAGTCTTTCATATGTGGTTCTATTACCCATCGCTGTGGCCCATAAATGGATACTTGTTGTTTTGAAGGCTTGTTTACTGCTATCATAACATCAGAACATTGCAATAATGAATCTGAACCAAAAACATCTGACTCAGATGGATACTGTGATAGTTTTCCAGGTGAATGACGTTCTGTATTGTCAATCTCACGATTAAGTTGTGTCAATACAATAAAAATAACAGGATACTTATTCTTCAAGTTTGTCATTGAAATTGCAAGTAACTCTAATGTTTGTTGTTTACTTGTTTCTGAAGCACCTTTCTTTACTAATAAAGTATGGTCAAGTGTTACCACAAATGGTAATCTTGTTTCAGCATAAAACTTCTCAACAATCTCTTGCATTTGAGCTACAGTTGTAGCAGTATCAACAACATACTCTCTTCTGTGTCCTTGCTTTTGAGCATATACACTAAGTTTATTATAATCAGTTTCAGATAAAGGAGGCATTCCCTCATCTTGTGCAGACTGTAAATATCTTACATCAAGATTTGATGCAGAAGATAATTCTCTAATTGCCATATTTCTACCAAGCATCTCAAATTGAAAATGCAAAACAGAAAATGTTTGATCAGGATTTAATTGTTGTAAGTCTCTTGTAATAGAACCTGCAATCAGAGTTTTACCAATACCTGGTCTTGCTCCAATAACATAAAGTGATTGCCACTCCATACCATTTAAACCAATCTTATTAAAAGAAGGCCATAGTGTTCTAAGAGATTTTGTTTTACCTGTTGCGCGGTTGTTAAGATAATTAACACCATCCATCATAAGATCTCCATAACGTTTCCAAATCTTGGAATGTGGAGGATGATTAACAGGTTGTTTGTCAGGTACACTTTGAGGTTCAAAGCTTACTAATGGTTTTGATGGAGGTGGTCCAGAGACACCTTCTGAGGCCATAGGAGTTCCTATAGAATCAGGTATTTTTGAATTAAACATGTACGTTTGCGTTTTTGCGTTGCGATTGTGATTACAAATATAAAAATAAATTTTGTAACTTCAAACTACCATGCAATAATTTTTTGATTATTTTCTGTAAGTTTTTCATTTATCTTATTGAAAACATCATTACAATCCCACTCTTGTTGTTTTTGATACGCAGCAGATGCTGGGTGTGACGCATAAAGTTTAACATGTTTGTCAGAAATAAGATCTTCATATTCCTGAGCTTTTTTACCTAGAAAGACAAAAATAATTGACTTGTCCATAGAGTTAATCATGTCAAGTACATAGTTAGTAAATGGTTCCCAAATACTAAAATGTTTGCCAATTTTGCCAATTTCTGTTGTAAGAGAAGTATTTAGCATAAGAATACCTTGATTAGCCCATGGGGTTAAGTCTGCAGATAAATCTTTTGCTAGAACTTTGTCATTGTAAACAGTTTTTGCAATTGCATTATGAATATAACGCAGTGATGCTTCTTTTTTCATGGTGTTACCACAAGAAAAAGAGATACCATCTGCCACATTCATTTGAGGATAGGGATCTTGCCCTATGAATACCACTTTTAAGTCATCTGTAGGACATTCTTGAAAGGATCTGAATACTTGCTTCAAAGGAGGTGTAAAACGTTTGTCGTTGTCCACTTGGTCTTTTAAAGCAAAAATAATTTTATCAAAGTCTTCAGATAGCAAAAATCCTTTAAGGACATTGTGCCAACCTGATTCTTTCAATAGGTCTGCTAACTTTAAACTGATGTCTTTTGGATGAATAGCAATTTTTTCTGTCATTTTTTTTGAAACTTTAAATTATTTGTTTATTTTTGTTGAAATTAAACTACACGACATGTCTGAAGTAAATCAAACTAATGAAAGTGCAGAAAACCAACCGTCAACGGTTGAAGTTATTATGCCAAGTGCAATTGTTGAAATTAAGATAAGTACAGGGTACTATCAAAGAATTCAAGCAATTGTTGCTTTTTTTGTACAAGGTAAATCTGCAGAAGAAATGCAGAATGCTCATACACAAATTAAAGACCAAAACATTACAGAGGAATGGGTTAGTCAGTATGAGACAATCTTAATTCTTTGTAGAGAATTTGAATCTAAAGCACAAGAACAAGGATTTGTTCAAAAAGTAACTTTAGAAGAAGCACAAAAACTAATTGGTGAATCTGAAGATTAATATAAGTTACAACCAAACATGTGACCTACTTCAATGCAGGTTTCAATGGCTGTAGATAATTCTTCCTTAGAACAATCACCAAAACTTTTTAATTGTTTGTCAGATGAGCTGGTTCCTGTAATATTATACAGACCAGCTTTGTCTTTTATAACAAATTTGATTTCATCAAAGGTGTGACCAGTGTAGCTTGCAAGTTCTCTAATTAACGCATGGACTTTTGCAAGTTGTCCAGCAGTTTTGTCAACGTTGTTTGTCATGGACATGTAAACTTCTAATTCAGTGCCTTCTTTCAAAGACATTGCAAAAAGTTTTAGTTTTCCAGCATCAGCTTCTGAAGCAGGAACAAGTTGTCCATCTTTTTTTGTGAATTTAACTATTGTGTTGTGCATAATTTAACAAACAGGATCTGTGTAAATAATTTTTTCAGAGTCTAAATCTCTTAATGCATCTTGAACCCAGCCTTCATCTACAGTATTACCATACATAAGTATATGAATGATTGCTTTATCATCAGGATTCAAACGCAATAAACGTCCTATTCTTTGACTAGCTTTTCTTTCATTAGAATATGCATGTAGTATAATACCATACTTTAAGTTTGGAATGTTAATACCTTCATTCAATTGTTGAACACATGTAAGTTCATCTATCTCACCATCTTTAAATGCAAGCAATTTTTCTTCACTTTTAGAATTCTTACTATGATAACTATGTACAGAAATTCTATCAGCTTGATCAGTTGTATTGCAGAAGACAAGACATTTGTCATCCATCATGTTTAACAATTGTCTGGCATACTTTTCTTTAGAACCAAATTGCATTAATGCCTGCATTCTCATAATTCTAAAGATTTTAGTTTGTGCAGGATTTGCTGCACTATTAAGTCTTCCACACCAATAATCATAGTTCTGAGATTCAGAAGTCATAAAGAATCCACCTTTTTTGGTTGATACCTTATGAGTTTTAGCATTTGATAATGGTAATCTGTGAACAATGATTTTGTAGTCATTAAGAATTTTATCTTCTACTGCGTCATCTGTAATGTAAGTGTAGACAATAGGACAATACCTATTAACCATCTCACCTTTTTCAGAGTTCTTGTAACGTGGTGGAGTACCACTTAAACCAAGAATCTTACCTGTGTATGTAGCCAAATAATAATCATGAGTAAATAACAGACTATGACACTCATCTAAATAGATGACATCATATTCTCTTGTTTTTTTACTTAATGATATGTACGTTGTGAAGTCAATATGATCCAACAAGTATTCTAGTCCAAACTTTTTAGCATCATCTTTCCAGCTTTCAAAGATTGAAACTTTTGGAGCTACTACCAGAAATTTAGTTTTTAAACTTGGAAACTCTTTTTCCATGTGACGTAAACCAATTAAGGTTTTACCTACACCCATGGAAATACCCAGACCACATCTATAATGGGTGGTAGATGCAGTCAGGGCTTCCTGTTGAATCAACTCTCTTTTATTTAATTCAAGTGAGTTGTCCATTTCTTTGTGTTTAGTTCTTTGAAGGATTAACCCTTGGAGTTTGACGAGGCTTTCTTGGAGCTTCTTTTACTTTAGGTTTTTCTGCTACAGGAACATCTTTAACTTTTGCAAGTTCTACAGGTTGACCTTCAGATTGCATAGTTTTACCTTTTTCTTGTCCACCAACAACTCTGTCTTTGTCTACCCAGTAGATACCCAACAACATTTCATTCAACAAACGTTTAAGTGCATTTGGTTTATTTGGAGACCAAAGCATTAAACCTTTTTCATTTTGTGCATCTTCTTTTGTGTTTGCACCAATAATGTAATAACCAATGAATTTTTTCATTTTTTTCTTTTTATAATCTAGATTGTGATAAATTGAGTTCTTTTGCTTGTGCAGGGTGCTCTTCTACCCATTGATGACATGTCATACACAAAGGAATCCATGTGGTACTATCAAGATAGTATCTTCCACGTCCTTTTGTGTGATGTATTGTGAGATTTTCAGCCATGGAATTAAGGCATCCAGGAAGTTTAGCAAAACATGTAGCGTTTTCAGATTTAGACAAGAAGTCCTTCCTCATTTTTGTGTAAAGTAAATCCAAAGGTTTTCTTTTATCAGAAGTCAGTTTTAATATTCCTGTCTTCTTAGGAAATTTCACAGGTGATTTTCTGTTCCAGCAGTCTTTGCAGAACTTTTCACCCTCATGATTTTTCCATATTACTTTGTCTTCACCACAAGCTGAGCATGTTTTTAATTTTGATTGCAGCATTCTTATCTAATAAGGTTACTGTTCTAAGTTGTCGTAGTCAATGTATTCATCATCATAAAGTTTTTCTTCAGGAAGAACATCTGTTAAATCTTCAATGTATTCTTCTTCTACTGTGATTGAGTCTTCATCAATAATTTCTTCTTTTTCTGTGACGTTTCCATATTTCAAAACGCTTAAAGCAAAAGGATCATTAATTTCTTCACCATAGTTGAAAGCCACATACATGGTCAATTCATCATCTGTCATTCTCAAGTATTGCTCTATTGAGATTTCTATACATTTACCATTTGGCAATTGATATAGCATTTGAGTTTCAGTGTTTTATATTCTGGCACTAAAATACTATTATTCTCAGAACATTGAATATGTAAATATACGCATTTAAAATTATAACTGTACTATATTGCTATGATTTTATTATAAACTGGCATTGTTGGCATAAGAGTCAACAAATTCTTGAAAAGTAAGCAAAGTTTTGTTATATTTATCTTCCATAGAATGGATTGTTATAGTCTGATTGATAGTGTTAACTGATATAAGTAGGTTTACGTCATTGTACATTTGAGTACCAATTCCAAAACCTTTGTCTTCTAACCAACATTCTATAGGTAACATTCTACAGAAAATCATTTTAGATAAGTAATCAGGATCATTCCATCTTGTACCTACTTTCAATGCGTCATGTACATCTTTGATAAGTGTATCTGCTGTATCATGTGTATATAGAAATACACTACCATATGGTCCAATTATTATAACCTGACCACTGTTTTTATTTACAATCATAAATAAAAGTTTTACTGTAGAAATTTAACTCCAATTTCAAACCATAAGAAATGTATAAACAACTTATGTTTAAATTCAGAAGAAACAAATTGCTTCTCATGTATTAAAGCAAATCCAAATCTTCTTGAGTTAAATTCTAAATATAGTTTAAAAGTCATATTATTTACCTGTTGAACCATGACCTCCATCAGCTCTTTCAGTTTCTGATAGTTCAGTAACTTCTTCAAACTCAATTTGAGGATAAGGCATTATAATTAATTGTGCAATCTTTTCACCTGCTTTGTATTTTACATCTGCGTAAAAACGTGAGTTAAAAGTTGCTTGAATTTCTCCACGGTATCCTGAATCAATAACACCAACAGAATTGCTGAGGTATTGTTCATACTTACGTATTGAGCTGCGTGGAAATACAAGTCCTACATATCCTTCTGGTATCTCTATTGCAAGTCCAGTTCCATATACTACTTGTTCTTTGTCATAACTAATAATGTGTGTAGCAACAAGGTCTAACCCAGCATCACCTGGTTTTGCATAAACTGGAACTACAGCATTTTTATT